CTGGAGTATTCACCAAGCATGGTCGTCTTTGAACTTATCGGCTCTGGAGAGATTGAGGAAAGTGTTAGTGAACCTACTGAACATCTTCAAGATTTAGAAGAAATCACATTTCATTAAAATAATTCAATGTTTTTCTTGACAAAACAAGTCACATCGTATATACTATATATATTATGAAAAAAGATATTATAGACAAACTAATTGAAAGAGAACAGCAAAGTTTTTGGAATAAATTCAAAGTTTTTGTTGACAATTCTGGAAAAAGCGTTTATAATATATTTAATATTAACGCTATTAAAAACGGGAGTAAAACAATGGCACAAGCAAAAAATTATACTGACGAAATGGTCAGCGAAATGACCAAAAGATACACTGAATCTCCAACAAGAGAAACAGTTGACGCATTAGCACAAGACATGGGCAAAACTGTAAGAAGTATTATTGCCAAACTTTCAAGAGAGGGTGTCTATGTAGCACAACCTAGAACTACTAAATCAGGCGAACCTGTAATCAGCAAATCTGAATTAGTTGCTCAAATCAATGAGCATTTTGGAATTGAACTTCCAACTCTAGTTAAAGCAGGTAAACAAGACCTTCAAAAACTAGTAGAAGTGCTTAATTCCTAAAATGGAAGTTCTCATTGAAATTTGGGAAGCAATCTATGGACTGGGTGGAGTATGTTTAATTCTCCACCTATTCTGCAGATGGTTGGAATGGGTTGCACATTTGTAGAAAATAATTTAAAGTTTTTCTTGACAAATGGTAAAAATTTCTGTATAATAATATATAGAAAATAAGGAAAACCTAAAGAGAAGAAAGCAAGAAGTGACTTTAGGTAGTGAGCGAGATTGAATCGATCACTTTAGAACTTCTTCAAGGAGTAATAAATGACTTCAATTCAAGGTCAAACAGCGAATCTTAGTGGTTCACAGTTTGAAAACGAAGTTGGAAAGCGACTTCAGAATGTGGGACTAGAGTATGAAACCCAAGTCAAGTTTACTAACATTTATGGAAGTAACATGGCGAAGATTGATATTTATGTTCCCTTAATCAACCTCTACATTGAGTGTAAGAATCAAAATGTAGGTGGTTCGGTGGACGAGAAAGTTCCCTTTGTTGTGGAGAATTTGAAAAATATCGTAGCAAAAGACGATAGTGCTAAAGCGATGATAGTTTTCGGGGGAACACATTGGAAAGGCACTCGGGGTAAGAAGATTGTCAAGTGGGCGAAAACGCAATGTAATTGCGAACACCTAGATGCCTTCTACCTTGATGAGTTTGAGAACTTTCTCTCTCACTTGGGTTAAATTCACCACGAGTTTAACCCACCCCACTGGGGTGTTGCATCGAGACATCACAGGTTGGCAAAAATAAATTAAAGTTTTTGTTGACAATTATAAAAAATTCGGTTATAATATATAAATAATAAATAGAGAAGAACTCACTGATAACAAACCAATTTCTTGGTAGCAACAGTGAAAAAGGAAAGGGAAGATTATTAAGTGGGGAACACCCCATAAATCTCCCAAGACTAACCCGACAGGGAGTGTGTTCGCGAAAGAGTTGTAGAACGACACTATGTGAGAGAATTTGTATTGCTCTGGGATAGGAAGTAGCGAGAAAATGCCTAAATATGAGAATGAGAGAGCAGTTCACACAACTTGGTTGAGGGAAACCATGTGAGGCATTGCATGTATAGTAGTTAAACTATGGGAGTAGCAAGAGCAATCCCGAACCTAACCTTCCATGTATACCTGCTGGAAGTAGCAGTTCAAAGCCGACTGTAATGACAAACAAGGCACTTGTAAGTTGGGCGATACACCAGTAGCAAGTAAAAAGAGTGAAGTATTGGGCGATTGATGCGTAGATACGACCTAAATATCTCGTAGCGTTGAGGAAACCACGCTTTAATAGACAACCATGCTGTAAGGGCGAAAAGAGCTAGCGTAGAGTAGCCCTTACCGATAGCATTAACTTAACGATAAAACGACCAAATGGCAGTTTTTAGGGACTCTTCGGAGTCCCTTTTTTATATCTCAAAAAGCATATCATCAAAATTTTAACCTCTCAAAAAATAGTTCTTGACAATCACTTATAAATCGTTTATAATATATGTATATTTTTAGGAGAACAATATGGATTTATGGAGAATGCTTCAAATTGTAGAAAAGGAATTTAACTGTAAAATTGTTACAGTGCTAGATATTCAAAGTCTACAAGAAGATTTAAGTTATTGGAGTCAATTTGATAAAGACGACAATCACGAGGACTACATCGATTTAGATAGTGTTCCAACAGCACTCTGGGAAAGAGCAATGGAAGTAGCATATGACTGCGACTGTGACTGCAACGATTACAACACTTTAGTTGATATTGTTGGAGAGTATATAATTGACCACTTTTCGGAGTATAAATTAGAGAAAGGAGTTCCATCGGATAACAGTGCAAAACCGATGCAACTTGATATGAACTTGCACAATTAAATACAGGGGTGTATTATGCCAATGAAATTCAAAAAATCACATAGAGAGTATAAAAGAGGTGTTTCTACAGGACAACAACCTATGGTGCACTATTACATCAAAAATACTCCAAAGCAAGAACTCATTGATTACATCAACAGTTCTAATGCGAAACCAAAAATCGTGCAGAAGTGCAGAAACGAACTTACCAGACGAGGCGTTAAGCTAGTGTGGAAGGAGCGTGTATCATGAGGTGGGGAAAAACAAGAGCGTTAGTTGGCGTAAAAAAATCAACATCTCAAGGTGTAGGGGGTAGAGGTAGAAAAGTAAAATGTGCTACTTCTACTATGAATAAAAATAAAAAACGAAGTTATAAAAAATATAGGGGGCAAGGTAGATAATGAAAAAACTTAATTTAGAATTTTTAAAGAAAACCGATAAGCAACTAGAAGAAATGCGTTTAGAGCAAACACCAGAAGGCAAAGCGGCTCGTAAAGAAATACAGCGTAGAAAAATGGTTGGTTATTGGGACGGCACAGCTACAGTTTATGTAGACCCAAATGCAAAGTTTGAAGACGAAAGCAAAGTAGGATTAATTACTATAAATGGAGTGGCACAATGACGACATTTTTAGTAGAAAAAACTCAGTTGACTGCATTTTTAACTCAATCAGAGTATCAAACCTTTAAAAGAAAAGTAAGTGCTCTGAAGTCTAAAGGCGTAGAGTTGGATTTTGATGTATTCCAACCTAACAAAAGAAAAGTGAAAGTTGTCCTTAATCAACAGTATGACTTCGATGAGTTAGACAGATTGTCGGGAACAGTGGTGTAACGATGGATACTAATTTAACTTTATTAATATTAGTGGCAATGTTCTTGGTTTACCTATACTACAATGATAATGATAGGTTTAAGAATGGGTAAAGTAATAGAGTTCCCTACATTAACTGAAGCAAACAAACTGGTAAAGGAGTTAAAGGCACAGGAAGAAGAAATCAAAATGTGCCTTGACGACTTACAAGCAATGAATGAGTTAATAGTTGATTTAACTCATGAATACGAAGCAATGCTCACTAGATTATGTGAGATAAATGGAGTGCAACTTCCAGAGGAGTTGTTTCCACCAAGTAAGGAGTAATGTTGAAAGACAGTATAAAAGCGATATTAAAATTAATAGCAGTAGTCATTCTACATTATTTGAATGAATTTTTTAACAAGGAAAAAGATGGAAAATATCAATATAAATGATTATAGTAAATTCGTTGACTCTACTACAAGTAGGGAGTCTGCGAATTTTTTGGGTTTTATAGGTCGTGCTTCTGAAATAGAAGTGCAGGACAATATGAACCTACCTCGTTTAATGACATCTGCAATAGGTATGATGGCTGAAAGTGGTGAATTTGCTGAAGTTATGAAGAAAATTATATTTCAGGGTAAAGAATTTAACGAGGACGAACGCTTCCATATGAAGCGTGAATTGGGAGATGTCCTATGGTATTGGTGTCAAGGTTGTATGGCACTAGGGTATAAGCCAGAGGAAGTAATAGAAGAAAATATACGCAAACTTGAAAAAAGATACCCAAATGGTTTTGAGGTTGCGAGGAGTGAGGAAAGAGATGAAGGAGATATTTAAAGCAATATTTGAACCTTATCGCAGTGACGATGAACTAGACTTTACACTTTTATGTGTAGGGTTTGGAATACTTACTTTGTTTATATTGGGGGTGTTTGATGGCTAATCATGTGGATAATTGCATCTCTATTGAAGAACAAGCAGAGAGTATAAAAGTGACGACTTTATGGAAGCCTCTATTAAAATTAGAGAGTTGTCATGAGTTCCCTTTCTACACTGATTATGAAGAAGATAATTGGTATAGCTGGGGGATTGATAATGTAGGGGCAAAGTGGGCTAATATTGAGTATATAGACGATGGTTTTATAAATATATGCTCAGCATGGAGTCCAGTAACACCATTTACTAATAAGTTAGTTGAATGGTTAGGAAAAGCAGACGATGCAGTAGTAATTAGACATAACTATACTGATGAATTCTACAATTTTATAGGTGTAAGTAGGTTTACTTATGAACAGGGTATGCCTATAGAGTCCAATGACGAAATGGAATGGGACGAAATCCTAGATATTCTAAAAGAGAAGTATGGATTCGATGCTACTGAAGAAGATTTTGATTGGTGGGAATGTGATGAAGATGGCACAACTTACCAAGAAATCCTAGAGGCAGAAGTGGAAGAACTACTTGAAAAAATGTGGGGTGAACTCGTATGACCGAATATAGTGATATAGTAGAAAAACGAAAACTAGAACTCGCCTATGAAGAATATGTAGATGGAGTTAAACAAATTCATTGTTTTAATACTGATGACACTAGAGTATGGTATGACGATAGAGAACCTGAAGGTAGAGTAATCGACACAATGTATAATGACGGAAGGATTAGACGACAGTTATCAGACGATACTGTAATCTGGATAGGTCAAAAGAAAAAGAAATGGCAAATCATGGACGATATGAAGCGTGCATGGGCTGACATGAGGAGACGAAGTGGCGAATAGATACCAAGAAAACCTAATGGAAAAGGAATCTGAATTTTGGGAGTGGGAAAGTAAATACGGACACGCTGAAGCTATAGAAGTAGCTGCAGAAGAGTGGGGTGTTTCAACCTACAAAGTTAAACAAATGATAAAAGAATGGGAGGACTTACTGTGGCAGTAAATTACACAGAAGAACAAGTGGACATTATGGTTGCTAGATACCAAGAAAGTCCCACTAGAGAAACAGTAGAAAGTCTAGCAGAAGAACTCAATAAGAGTATAAAATCGATTATTGGTAAGTTAAGTAGGGAAGGAGTTTATAAAAAGACTGAATATGTTACGAAAACTGGTGAAAAACCAATAACAAAAGCTCAATTAGTAGTAAATATAGCCGAGTTACTAAGTCCCTGCGGGGTTGATGAGTTATCAGGGTTAGAAAAGAGTCCAAAAACGGCTTTAAAAGCTCTACAAACTTATCTGGAGGCTAAAAATGGTTAAGAAAAGGATATGTAAGTTGTCAAAAGATGATAAACTAGTGGAAAAACATGGACTGTATGCTGAAGTGTTAGGACTTATCGAAAGCCCAACGGGTATGCAGGCTAGATTGAAATTCGCTGATGGTCATAGAGAAACAGTACCAGTTCAAAGAGTAAGAATGCTGCAAGACCCAAACATACCTTTATCTAGTGGTAGTATATTCGATGGAATTTGAATAAACTAGGAGAAATCATTGTAAATTAGGGGCTTAAGTGTCCCTTTTTTATTGGTTAAAAAATTTTGGATTGGCGCAAGTTGTGGGATATTGAGACGAATTTTTAGTAATTAGTGATTAATGTGAATTATTAAAGTCATTGAAGTAGCAGAATTGCTTGACTTTATCTTGTTGATATTGATTATACAATCAGCACTTTAATTTTTCCTAGATTAGATGCTCGCCTCATTCTCGCTTACGCTTCATTCGGCTCTCAGCATCAGCTTAGGAAAGGAAAGTGCAATTAGTAGTTTGTATTTGCTATATATCTAATTTATGATAATATTATATCACAACTTTCACCAGAAAGCAAGAACTGTTTTTCTTAGGTAATGGTGGGAAGGATAGTTGTAAGTTCATTTATGATGAAAATAATTTATATATTGGTATGTCCATTGACAATTTGTGAGAAAGTTTATGTTTCGTAGCGTCTATCTTTGAAGCTAGGCATTGCTCTCAACATTCTTTTCTTTGCTAGAATGCGTTGTTCTTCCTTTAATTTGTCGATTTCTCGTCTGCGTTGCGCAGATTTTTTCTGTTCATACCTTTTTCTGTTTGGTTTAGTATAGTGTTGACGCTCTCGCACTTCTTCCTTGATACCTGCCCTTTCAACCTTTTTCTTGAAAATGCGTAGTGCTTTTTCGAAGGACATATTTTTACATTCTACTGATGGCATATATTAACTATTATCCCAAGTTGGTAGTCCGACAGAAATGTCCCTCCGAGTATGAAAAGTCCAACCTCGTTTTCTTAAATATGATACCTGTGAGTAGATTTGTGACGCACTTCTGTCCAGATATTTCATAATATCTTCCGTTGGCATTACATTATAATGCTCTTTGAGAAATGCTTTATCTTCGTCTGTCCAAGTTTTCATAAGTATATTATATCTAAATTTTTAAATGATGTCAAGAACTATTTTTAGTTAGGTTGTACATTTCTCTTGACTTTCGGTAAAAAATCGGTTATAATATTCTATTGAATAATAATAGGGGGCTGTAGCTCAGTTGGGAGAGCATCTGCTTTGCACGCAGGAGGTCGCTGGTTCGACTCCAGTCAGCTCCACCAGTTTTTGGTCTGTTAGTATATCGGTAAGTATACTGCCCTGTCACGGCAGAGAGAAGGGTTCGATTCCCTTACAGACCGCCACGCTCCGTTCGTCTAGTGGTTAGGACACTGGGTTTTCATCTCAGCAACAGGAGTTCGACTCTCCTACGGAGTACCAAAGCGGAATTAGTATAAAGGCGATTATGACTGGCTTCCAACCAGTAGATATGAGTTCGATTCTCATATTCCGCTCCAGAGAATAAGGAATAAAAATGACAGAAGTAGAAGTAATATACATATTAATTTTGGTGTTAGCCTGTGGGTTTTGTTGGACTGAAGGTAGACACACAGGAATACGAGGCACGATAGACTATTTAGAGCAGGAAGGCTATATAGAGTTCGATAGCGAAAAATAGTTCTTGACAAAAAGGTTAAATTTTGATATAATTTATTTGAAAGTAGAATTAACTACTTTCATAAGGCTCTACACCGCAAGGGTAGGGAAAGTAATACTGGAAAGATTATTTGGAGGAAAGAAATTATGAGTATTGACTTAACTAAATTTTGGCTTGGATTAGATAACGACTTCATGCCGACTTATACGGAGAGTAGTTATCCTAGATATAACTTAATCGAAAGTGACAACGGTTTTAGTATAGAAATCGCTGTGCCGGGCTGGGATAAATCAGAATTGGAAGTGATTGCCGACAGGAAAGAACTTCATATAAAAGGGAAAAAAGAACATAAACTAGAAGATGGGCAGAAGTTTGTTCATCAAGGTTTGAGCTTAAAAAACTTTGAGAGGAGATTTATTCTTAACTCAGACTTACAAGTAGACAATGTAAATCTACAAGCAGGAATGTTAACGATAGACTTATCTCGAACTCCAGATGCTTCAAGGAGAAAATTGGAGATTAGCTAAAATGAGATTTTTAGATATAGTTCGAGATGGCATTGAGAAACAAGACAAAGACCTAGAATCTAGGTTCACGACAGTAATGGAGGTGTGCATTCTAGTGGCACTTTTCGTTACAGCAACTATCGCAGTTGCGCCTCTTGTTTAGAAGGCTATCGAGATGTTTCGTGGGGCTATTCGTAGCCCCACAACTTAACAGGAGAGATATGAAAATAAGTAAAGAAGGAATTGCACTAATTAAAAAGTTCGAAGGACTTGAATTAGAGGCATATAAATGTCCAGCAGGTGTCTGGACTATTGGTTATGGACACATAAAAGATGTTCAAGAAGGTGATGTATGGAGTGAAACTCATGCAGAGCATATGCTTGAGGTTGAGCTAGAGGAGTATGAAAACTATGTAAACGCAGCTGTTACTGTTCCACTATCTCAAAATCAGTTCGACGCCCTAGTATCATGGGTATTCAATCTAGGTAATGGAAACCTCACCTCATCAACAATGTTGAAAGTCCTAAACTCAGGCGATTACGCAGGAGTGCCAGCCCAAATCAAAAGGTGGAACAAGGCTGGTGGACAGGTGTTAGATGGGTTGATAAGGCGAAGAGAAGCGGAAGCTCTACTCTTTGAAGAAAAGGAATGGTATAATGTCTGAACACAGTAAGTTCGAAATTGACCAAGAAGATGAAACAAAAACCTTTGAAGAATTAGGTTGGGATTCATTAGATGTAGTTGATTGGATTTTAGAATTAGAATCAGCACATAATGTGGAGTTAAAAGACGAAGATGTAACTGAAGCTAAAACTCCAAGAGACATTCTTAACTTAATAAATGGATAAGTTTAAAGAAAAACTAAAAAACTTTTGGCTATGGTTCAAAAGTTTGTTTATAACTTATTATAAATTAACAGTAAGTTATAACCAAACTTGGGGTGACCAAGATGACCAATCATTTATAGTTAAGAAGTTTCATAAAAAACAAGATAAGTTCCTGTCATTTACGACAGAAGATGGAGAACTTGTGGAAATTCGTGGAGCAGACGGATTGAATTATAGGATTGAACAATTATGAATCAGTTTTTAATTGGCATATTGTTAATAGTATCATTTCTATGCTACTATTTATGGAATGAAAATCAAGTATTAACAGCAAACAATGCAGCACTGGAAACAGCAGTAGCAACACAAGAAGAAGCAATACAAACATTGCAAAACGATTTTACTCTGCAAACTGAACAATTAGGAGAATTGCAGAAAAAGAGTCAAGAAGCGCAGAGAGAAATGAATCGCTATCTTGATATATTTAAAAGACACAATTTAACCAAGTTAGCGGCTGCAAAGCCTGGTTTAATTGAACCAAGAGCTAACAAAGCAACCAAGGAGGTATTCGATGGAATCGAAGAAATTTCTGTTGGGATTGACCAGCTTGACGATAATGTTGTCGAGTTGCAGCCTGATACCAACTAAACAGATAGAAATAAGTGCTAAACCGATAGATAGACAAATAGCACAACCTATTATGCCTAGAGAAATCGACTTGAAAGAGCCTTATTGGTTTGTAGTTAGTGATAAGAACATAGACGAATTTCTAGCAAGAGTAGAAAAAGAACAAGGACAAGTAGTATTTTTTGCTATGAGTGTCCCTGATTATGAGTTAATGGCATACAATATGCAAGAGTTAAAAAGGTATATTGTAGAACTCAAAGAGGTAGTTGTATATTACAGAACAGTAACTATGCCACCTAAAGAAGAAAGTAATGATTAAAGGACTTAAAATAAGAAATTTAGAAATAATAAAAAGACTAGATAAAATGGCAGAAGCAGTATATAAAGTTCCTGCTACTTACAATCAAGCCCCATTACCAGATGTTACTCTAGGTAGATTAAGAACAAAAATGAAAGAAAATGATGGCGTTTATGATGAAACTAACTCTGTTGATTACTCTAATAGGAGTGTAACAGGAGAGATTAAGTATTCAAGAGACGCTTTCTTAACTTCAGTAAGAAGATATACTGATAGTCAACAATGGTATTGGGATTCCTACGAAGCACAAGTACCTTATTGGGGCTGGACTTCATGGCATAATAATAAAGATAAGCCACGAAAGTTCATAAGATTTATACATAATAGTGGCGAAGGGCATACTAGATATGTAGCTGATAAAGTTTATAAAAAAGTGCCTGACCAACACTCTGTATATAATAGTGATTGGACAGTATTAGTAGGAACAATGGAAGGAGATGAGTGGTTATCTGATAGAAATAGAGCAGGTAAACCAAGAGTAGTCTTTGACCTATCTATACCAACAGAATATACAAAAGAATGGGAGAAGATGATAAATCTAATAAATAGTGTTTAAGCTAATTAAAAAATTAGTACAGCGGTCAAGTATGCAAAGAGATTCTGACTGGCTCGATAAACACCCTTCTATTCATGCAAGATTTATGGAGTTAGAGGATTGGTGTGAATATCTGGAAGATAAACTTAATCAACTAGAGGAAGACAGTCACCCACCAATTGGACTATGTGAATTTGATGGTTATAAAGATTTAGTAAAAAGAATCACCGAACTAGAGGAGGAAGTTGATACACTTAAGAGCAAAGGATAGAGAACCTAAAACTTGTTATCTCGTAACTGAGAAGGGAATACTTGATTATACTGTCGCTCCAATGCAAATTTTAACTAATATGATTAGTAGTCATGTAAAAGTTAAGAGAGGAACAAAACAATATAAAGAATTAAAAGCCAATATCAAAGAAAATGGCTTATTACACCCAATAATAGTTATGCCTAATAAGTACGGAAACTATTTAGAAGCCGTTCGGCAAGTAAAAAATACCACAAAATTCAACAAACATCGAGAACTATTAGCATATAATGGCAATCAACGGCTAGAAGTATGTAGAGAGTTAGGAATCGATACTATTGACTGTTTATTAGTAGAGAATGTACAATGGGCACACGCCTTACAATTAGTCTTACAAGACGGAGTAATAGTAAATGAAGTTGCAAGTTAGCAAGTATAAAGACCACGACATAGTAGCACACATACCTGACTTTTTATCGGAAGATGAAATAGAGTTATTATATGAAGCAAATGAAGATATGGAATGGAAACTTGCAGCAACTAGATGGTCAGGTTATAATTCTAAAATACGAAAATGTAAGAAAAGAAGTGGAGTAGAGTTCCCTTTCTATGATAGATTATTGAAAGCAGTAAATCTATACAATGATAAAACTTATAAATTTCACTTATATACAGAAAGACACAGACATGAAATAAATATGGTAAGGTATGACGAACCAGGAATGTTTTTCAGACCTCATAGAGATTTTAGACCTAGTCTAAAGGAAATTTATTATGGCTCTAGTGCCAGAAAAATAAGTATAAGTATACAACTCAGTGACCCAAGTGAATATGACGGAGGAGAGCTGGAGATAGTAGAATCATATACTGTCCCTGACGCATTTATGGACAGTAATTTTCTACCCGATTTTATGCAAGTTAGAGAAAATTTTAGACATAGTTTCCCTACATTAAAAAAGAAGGGAAGCCTAACTTTATTCACTAGCATACACGAACATGAATCCAAACCACTGAAAAGAGGGAAAAGGGATATCATAGTAGGATTTTTTCGAGGAGATGGGAAACCATACTAATATGACATTAAAAGTACCAGATGAGTATAAAAATTTAGCAAAAGAATTATTTTCAATAAATCTCAGTATGAGAGATACAGATTATCCTTTTGCTCACACTATCCCATTATGGCGAACTTATAATAAGAGAGATATAGAAGATTATGTATGTACTTACCCACCCTTCTACGATAATTGTAAAGAATTAGTTGAGTTATTAACAAATGAGTTAGGAGAATCTCCTACAAAAATAACTATATCGGAACATAATGAGAAATCTTTTATGGTTCCGAAAAAACAAAAACAAGCACACTATTTGCTAGAAGGAAAAGCAGATTATTTAGTTGCTAAACATTGGAATCCTTTACTTCATTCAATAGATATGCCGTGGAACTTTAATTATAAAAAACATAATATAAAACAAAACATATTAAATGAGGGAGATGGATTATATACAGGAAATGTATGGTGGGCTAGAGTTCACACAGAAAATAAAACGAGGTTACTTCATGTCAGATACGATTAAATTATTTATAGGAACTTCTGACGACAATGATACTATTGCAGAGCAAATATATCTTTATAGCTTATATAAAAATACTAAAGCTGATTTAGATATTACTTTCTTAAAACCAAGTATGTTTCCAAACTGGAATAAGAAGTATTGGGGAACACCTTTTACTTGTTTAAGATATGCAATACCAGAGATGATGAATTTTAAAGGAAGAGCTTTATATACTGATGTGGATATGATTAATTTTAGAGATATTGCTGATTTATATAAAGTAGATTTAAAAGGAAAACCTTTTGGAATGGTGTGGGACGCACACATGGACAATGGCAAACCAGGAAAGAAAGCTGGTCGAGAAAGAGGTTGGTATTGCGATAGTGTAATGTTGATTGATTGTGAAAAAGCAGAACCCTTAATGGATAGTATAGAAGATATGCAATATTGGAGTTTAAAACATAGTGACGCTTATAAGTGGCATTTCGTTAAAAAATTAGGAGCTCCTTACAGAGAAAAAGCAGCTGATTTGGTAGAACCTATCAATGCTTTATGGAATGTATTTGATGGGGCAAGACCAGACATAAAACCAAAAGACCCTGATGGCGACTTTTGGACTAAAGAACAGGTAGATTTAAAAGATATTTGGCAATTACATTTAACAGGATTAAGCTATCAACCATGGCACCCTAGATATAATACTCATTTAAAAGCTACTCACTGGAGACAAGATTTAATGGAAGTTTGGTGGGATTATGCTAAAATAGTATCAAACATAAACAAACCTCATGAAGTTTGAAGAATTAATTGCTCCAATAGGACTTGAAAGATTTTATGATGAATACAAAGGTAAGAAACATTTTGTTATCAAGTCTAAAAAGAACATATTTAAAAATCATTTTAGTTGGAAAGAATTTGATAACTATTTAAACCAAATAAAAATAAATGGAGTATGGGATAGAACACCACAATTACAGGTAGTATTGCCTAATGGAGAAAAGTGGTGTAAGAAAAAATCCCCTACTGAAAAGACAAGAGAAGAATTACTAGAACTATGGCAAGGTGGCTCTAGTTTTATACTTACATTGAGTGAGTTTCTAAACGAAACTATGTGGAACCAATGTAGGGAATTTGAAAAGCATTACGGAATAGGACAAGCAAACATCTATTGTAGTAATCAAAAAGATGCAAAATGCTTCGGTATTCATGCAGATTCAACAGATAACTTCTTATTCCATGTTAGTGGAAAAATAAGATGGTATATGTATAAAGAATATGCTGGACAATGCTCACCACAGGAATGTACTATAGAAGAAACTTTCGAATTAGATGATGGAGATTTATTGTATATTCCAAAGAAAAAATATCATAGAGTAGATACTCTAAGTCCGAGAATATCAATAAGTTTTCATTTTAGGGAGTTCGATGGAAAACCTTATATAAGAAAAGAATGGTACGATTGGAAGCCAGAGGAGATATACAATGGCAGATGAAAGATTTAGTGGCGATATGTCAAGAAATGAAGTTGAAATTGATTTAAGCAAGTTCATGGAAATGATACAAGAAAATAACGCCCTGAAGCAAGAGATATTTGAATTAAAAGCGAATGATACTGTTAATCCATGGATTAAGTGGGTTCATCTAGCAAGAACCATAGACGCATGGAGAATTTGGCCTCGTGCCTTCTTAACTGTCTATATAGTATTAGTTTACTATGCAGCTATGTGGTTTATGGAACTACCAGAACCTAGTATGGAACAGTCAGGGCTAATATCAATATTAGTCGGAGCAGGAGCAGCATGGTTTGGACTATATGTAAATTCAGCTGCTAAAGAGCATGACACAAACGCTAAAAAATAGTTCTTGACAACAGATGAAACTTTGTGTATAATATACATATTATGAAAAAATTAAGAAAAAATCCAGTTGCGAAATTCGGTAGGCGTTTCAATAAAGGTGGCGCTCACCGTGACAAGACAAAGTATAATCGTAATGATTATAAGGATAATGAATGGTGTGAATTTTGTGATGAGCCGTTTGAAACAGGCTCTCACTATAAGTGCTGGATTAGATGAATATATTCATACTAGACGAAGACAAAGAGAGATGTGCACAATACCATTGCGATAAACATATTATCAAGATGATATTAGAATCAGCACAGTTATTGTGCACTGCTCATTGGGTAAACAAATATTTAGGAGATGTACCGAGAAAACTTACAAGCGAAGAATGGGAAAAAGTCAGAGTTCACAAGAAAGATGAGCCTCGTCCCTTCCCTTATCTTCCTACTATGTACAATCACCCTTGTAGTATATGGGTACGCGAAAGTCTCGACAACTATGAGTGGCTCTACGATTTGGCACATGAACTCAATAAAGAGTACGGATTCAGATACACGGGCAAATCTCATAAGTCGTTGCATGAGGTTATCGCAAACCTACCCAACATCGCCATACCAAGGCGTGGACTTACACAGTTTGTACAAGCTATGCCAGACGAGTGCAAACAGGATAATACAGTCCAAGCGTACAGAGACTTCTATCACAAAGACAAAGCTACCTTTGCAAACTGGACAAGACGAGGAACTCCAGACTGGTGGCGACTTGAAGAAGCCTGGACTAGAAAAAGAATAACAGCATAATGGTTATAAAAGTAAAAACAAGTCATGGAGATTTAACATTTAAAGATGGAACTCCAAAAGAAGAAATTGATGCGAAAATCCTACAGCATTTAGAAAATAGTGGATTAAGAAAAGTTATGACATATAAAAAGTCTAATGGAGAAGAAGTAAAAATTCTAAATAGTATCAAAATGGTTGATAAAACCAAAAGACAAGAGAAATTTAGAAAGGAAGAATCCAGATTAGACGATAACTGGTTGATGGAAAAAAGAAAGAAAATGGGCGACGAAGCATTTGAAGCGTGGCTAGAATTACAAAAGGAATATGGAAGAAGATAAAAAATCATTTGAGGAATTTTTCGGAGTTATGGAACCGAAACCTGCACTTATAGAAAAGACAGGAGTTCTAAAAAATAACTTAAAAGTTCAACATGAAAAGTATAGTAGTGAAATTGCTATGCTAGAAGCTAGATTAGCAGAGAAAAAAGAATACCTTGCTAAAATAGAAGGTGGACTTGATGTTATTGAAGAACTCGAAAAATGATTCATATAATAGATGATTTTTATCCCAATCCTGACGAGGTAAGAGAACAAGCATTAGAAATGTTTTACTACCCAGGAGTTAGAGGGGATAGAGTTTTCTTTCCAGGTGACCGAACACTTTCGACTTATTCTCATGAGAATAGAATATTCATCAAGAATAGATTTGAAGCCACAATAGGTAAAAGAATAATATATTTTCCTACAAAGAATAGTAATACAGCATTTACAATAGGATTATATAAAGGGGTTAAAGAATTTTTAAACTGGATACACCATGATTGTAGTGGTTATTTAGAAAAAACAACAAACAATATAAATGGTCAGGCTTGGGCGTCAGTATGTTTTCTACAACCTGAAGCAGATATAAATACAGGAACGGCATTGTATCGTAGTAAGAAAACGAACAAAATATACAAAACGAAAGAAATGAGTATAGACCGCAAAGCGACATTTAAAGGAAATTGGTTGGATAAACCACATAAAGATTGGGAGATTCACACATATGTTGGCAATATTTATAACAGATGTGTAATTTATCCTGCCACATATTGGCACGCTCCCATCAATGCTAGTTTTGGAGAAACCAAAGAAGATGCTAGATTAGTTCAAGTATGCTTCTTTACAACGGAGAAATAATGGATTACAAATTTAATGAAGATAAAGCATTAGAGTCTATAAAAGAATATATAGATAAAACATATGGACAACACTATGCTTCAGGAAATATTCAGGCAACTGAGTTTATTTTCGATAGTCAACATGGTGCTGGTTTCTGTATAGGAAATATTATTAAGTACGCTCAAAGATATGGCAAAAAGAACGGACAAAATCCAGACGATTTATTAAAGATTATACACTACGCTGTTATGTTATATGGCACAGAACATATAGGACTTGATGGCGAATTATTTTAAGGAAAAGAAATGATAGAATTTTTATTTAATTTACCAGCTACTATTGGACATTTTATGTTCAATGTGATAGTTTGGGGATTGATATTTTGGACGCCTATTTGGTTGTTGAGAGACAAATTTGAAATAAGGCGTAAATAATGTCAATAAGACAAAAAGATTACGAAAAGCTAAGCTCTACTAATGTTCAAAAAGTAGTAGACTTACTAAATCAGGACGACCCAATTACTAAAAAGGAAGCCTGTGAGATTCTGAATATAAGGTATAACACGACCAGACTTCAGAGAATCATTGACGACCATTTGGAGTTGTGGGAATACAAAAATAAAAGGAAAGAGCAAAAGAAAGGCACTGGAGCAACTAAAGATGAAATATCAGAAGTACTTCAGATGTATGTAGATGGAGATAATATCTCAACTATAGCCGAAAGCCTGTATCGTTCCAATGCTTTTGTTAAAGCAGTTATACAAAGAGTGGGGATTCCACAGAGACTCTCTAAAGAAGAACACTCAAAATGCTATAGACATAAGTATCAAATGCTACCTGAGCAATGCGTTGCTGAGCAGTTTGAAGATGGTGAATTGGTATGGGCAGTAAAAGATAATAAAATTGCCAAAGTCCTTCGAGAATTGACTCCAGAATATATGGAATCAAAAGAGGGTTATGTAAAACCTGTAACTTCTTATGAGAAGAAGTATGGCTCTAAAGGCTATTCAATATATGTTTACGACCCTGTACCACAAGAAGCTATAGATAAGAGCTTCTTTCCGTGGCTCGATGGTAGAAAGGTAGGATATTACTCCTTTTCTCTAGCCTATGATTTAGGAAGTTTAAGACATTTGGAGCAATATGGAGTTAAGTTGGTTTAGCATATTAGCAGCTGCGTGGTTATCCACATGGGTGTTAAGTTTAATAAGATTATATCTACCTGCGGTTAGGATAATAAGTATTCATTATCCCGAACATACAGCAGTTAGATTTAGGTGGTTAGGATTTTTTATATTCGCAGGACTGTCATTTATAGCAGCCCCTGTTCTACTGCCTGTAATATTAGATGATAATTTACAAGAGAAATTTATAAAAAGTTATATAGATGGAGTCATGGGACTCGAAAGAAAGAAAGATGAATAATTATAGAGATGACATAGTGAAAACTATGATAAAATTTTATGAAGGAGCAATAGCAGCACATAAACTCAATATAGATGTGTTACTAGGCTCTCATGTCGGTTTAGCAGAACACCCTGACCTTGTGCAAACAATAGACGGGGAATTGGAAAAGTTAGCAAGTTTAGAAGACAAGCTAGCAAGTATAAAGAGAAACTTTAAGTAATGGCACAAACAATACAACATACACCTGCCCAATGCTCAATTAAATTAAGTGCTTTATTAGACAAGGTTAAACATCTAAAAGGTTTAACCCCACAACAGTTGGTCACGGAGTTAGACCAATGTGAAGCACTTGCAAAGGAGATAGAGCGTGAGTCAGAGTTTATTAATAACCTTAGATAATAAACATATTGGTATAGTACGAAATCCTTATGAAAGGGCAATAAGTCTATACTTTGAAAGTTTAAATTACATAGGGTTCGAAAAGTGGTTGGATACGGAAGCTCCAATACCACAGAAACTCTTGTATAAAAATTGCGACATAATAGTAAGGTTTGAAGATTGGCGTAGTGAGTTCGACTTCTTAAACCTCCACCCCGAAGATACTTCAATCTTAGAGAGTGTTAGAATCTTTGAGGACTGGGAGAGGTGGTTAACACTTAGAATTAAAACTAAACTTTTCCATCTCTATAGGCATGATATAGAAACCTACGGTTATAGGATTTAAAAAATAGTTCTTGACTAATGGTTAAACTTCTTGTATAATATATTTATATTAAGAAATAAACGAATGAGTGATAGATTTTATACACAAATGTTAGAAGCAACTGGTTGGTGTCCTGGCTTTAAAGGAACACAGTCAATAGCTGAATACGAATCACGATTTGGTAAAATTAGGAGAAGAAAAGTGGCTTGGACAGATGAAGCAAAAGCTCAAGCAGTAGAGATGTATACTGCAGAAGAACCTACTCCCGAAAATAGTATGGAGATTGTCAAAAACATAGCTGAACAGTTAAACGAGAGTCCAAACGGTGTCAGAATGATATTGACAAGAGCAGGAGTCTATGTTAAGAAAAGTCCAGTAGCAAGTTCTAATGGTTCTGGTGGCGGTGGCAGAGTATCTGTCGCAGGGGCACAAGCAGAATTAACTTCGGCGATTAGCGATATGGGGGAGCAACCCGACGAAGCAATCATTAGTAAACTTACTGGTAAAGCAGCACAATATTTTGCTGGTTTAATACAGAAACTAAACGATTAACTACCCCTGAAATGTGGGGGGACTTATGTCCTCCCACGATTTTTTACATCTAAAATAAAGACCTTTCAGAGTGAAACCATAGTGGAAAAGGTAGTAAACATTAACTAACCACAAGGAAACGCATGAAAAAGGACGACTTTATTAAAAATGTGGATAATGCAGGTGACGCCATTATCACTTATAGAAGTCAAAACAGTCGCAGACTAAAGTATAATGTTTGTACTCTTGACTTTGATAATAAGTACATTCAATCTAAGAGAAACAGGGCTAAGCCCAACCAACGACAAGTCTTATTGTTTTGTTGGGATACTGACTCGTATCGACTTTTACAACCAGAGAATGTTACTTCAATAGTTCCCTTGGCAGCAATACTAAAAAATGATAGACCTACATAATTCACCCTCTGTATACGAAAAAGAAATTCATTTCAATGAAGCTAGACATGAAAAAGTCTTTCTAATGATAAACACCTTTCGGGATACAGAGTATTTACACCTAAGAAAATATTATCAAGATTTTGATGAAGAATGGAAGCCTACAAAGGAAGGAGTAGCCATACCTATTGATTTTGATAATACCAAAGCTCTATTTGAGGCATTAGTAGAAATTTTATCAATTTCGGAAGTCAAAGATGTCCTTGAAACTCATTTCAAAGAAGTTATTGATAAGATATATTTATAACCCCGAAAAATAATTCTTGACATTTCCTCAAAATTTCTGTATAATATTTATATGAATACAGAAGATTTAGAAATTTACATTAAGAAATGCAATGAGGCATATTACGAAGGAGAGCCTTTAATATCTGACGAAGTGTATGATAGATTAGTAGAAAACACACATTTTGAACACCAAGTTGGAATTGAACAAGTCAGTCCAGACGAACAGCGTTTCAATCACCCTTTCCCAATGTACTCCCTACAAAAAGTATTTGTAGGCGAAGATAAAGAACCTAATTGGGACAAAACTCAACCCTATATAATGACTGCTAAACTAGACGGCGCTGCTGTCTCGGTTACCTATGTCAATGGGGAACTATATCAGGCATTAACAAGAGGAGATGGAAAACAGGGGTTAGATATAACTGAGAAAATGAGGTATTTAGTACCTGAAGTTCTTAGTGGCACACTTCAAGGAGCAGTTAGTAAAGAACTGATACAAATTACTGGAGAAGTAGTTTGTCCTAAAACAATAGCAAATGCAAGAAACTTTGCTTCTGGTTCATTAGGATTAAAAGACAATAACGAGTTTGGAAACCGAGTTAGAGAACACGGATTCCAATTTGTAGCATATGGATTACAACCTAATCAAGAAGATTATTGGAATCAAGATATGGCACTCCTAGACATGAGTGGATTCAAAACTGTTATTCAAAGCGATTGGAGCATGTTTCCAAACGACGGTTCGGTGATAAGGCTCGATAGTAACATATATTTTGAAAGTTTAGGGTACACATCACATCACCCTCGTGGAGCATACGCTTTGAAGATACGGCAAAAAGGGGTCGTGACCAAACTACTAGATGTAGAATGGCAAGTAGGAAAATCTGGAGCAGTGTCTCCAGTTGCAATACTAGAACCTTGCATTATCGGAGAAGCTACAGTTTCACGAGCAACACTTCATAATAAAGGATATATTGAAGCGTTGGGATTAGAAATAGGTTGCATGGTAGAAGTAATCAGAAGTGGTGAAATAATACCAAGAATAGTAGGCAGAATAGATGAGTAAAGATACAGAGAAAAAACCAATGCACTGGTATGTTAAGTGGGCGGCTTCGATTACTTTACTTATAGCTATGAGCGTTAGAGCTTCAGCATTATCTCCTTTAACAGATACAATATTATCTTTTATCGGTTGTGCTGGTTGGCTTTATGTATCATTAGCTTGGGAAGATAGAGCTTTAATTATATTGAATGCAGTAGCATGTACAATACTATTAACAGGGATACTTACTCAAATACAAAATGCTGTATTCTAACATAAAACATTATAAAGACTTATCAACAGACGAACTGTATAGAATTATACAGTTAAGAATCGAAGGTTTTATAGTAAGGAATAAAACCTGCTATCAAGATTTGGAAGATGCATACGATAAATTAGCTTACCATATTATGTGGTATGATAGTAAAGTTGGATTTTCTCCAGACAAGATGGTAGGTTATATCTCCTTATGCTATTCAAAAACTTTCGTTGGAGATGATGGTACACATTATAAATATCCCACTCCTCGTAGACAATCGTGGCTCGATGAGTATAAGGGAGGGTGTTCTACTAGAGATTTTTTAGAATGTCAGAAATTGGCAAAAGATAAATTTAACAGTCCTAATTTGATGCTAGAAATAACTAATCCAAATGGGAAGCAGATATTTTTAGACCAAGGCTGTAAAGAAGTTGGAACTAATATAGACCCTGCAGGAAGAAAAAATTGGATATTTGTATATGAAGACACCAGGACTGATTAATATAGATGTTTGTGGGTTATGCAATAGAACCTGCAATTATTGTCCACGCTCTAGTTCATATCCTAATGAAAAGGAGTATATGTCTATTGAACTTTTCAAGAAGTTCGTATTAGATTTAGACGGATACAAAGGTATAGTATGCTTTACAGGTAGGGGAGAGAATAGTTTACACCCCTATTTCGGAGCATTAGCAAAAATTCTAAATCACCCAACTAGAACTTATAAAACAAGAATTATATCAAATGGTTACAAATTATGGGAAAGAAAACATTATTTTGAATTATTTGATATAATAATCTTGAACAGCTATGATAGTATAGAAATGATGGAAAAGAGAAAAGAACTTTTTCCAAATGCCTACCATAGATATTGGGACCAAAACATGGAACCTGAAGAATGGGGTGAAACCGTTGTTCAAGTTATGAATCGTACTGAAATGTATGAAGGTACTGCAACTGACAAGTCGCAAATAAATACACCTTGTGTATTACCTTCAGTTAAAATATGGATACATTGGGACGGTACAATACAAAAATGCTGTAATGATTGGACAAATACAGATATTTTTGGAAACATAGAAACAGACAATATTTTAGATGTCTGGAAAAGTAAGAAATTTGTTGAATTACAACAAAATCTTTTAAAAGGAAATAGAGCATGTAATAAAGTATGCTCTACTTGTAATAGAAAACTTGACGCTAGAGATAAGCAGAGATTGAAATGGTTAACAGCATAGATAATAGAGAAAAAATTAATTGTTTAGTTTTACTAAGCGGTGGATTAGATTGTGCTGCAGCTTTATGGTATGCTAAAAGAAAAGGGTGGAATCCCTTATGTTTACATCTATATAATCCAAATACAATCACACAAGCAGAGCCAGAACTGGCTTATGCCCAGCTTCAAGCAGATTTCTTTAATGTAGAGTTAGTAGTTGATGATAAATCAAGTCTACCTCAAAAAACTAAAGAGAATATGTATTCTGTTTTACAAGGAATGTCTGCTATTGCCATGATTATTCAAGGAAATAAAGATATTGATTTTAAATATATCGTATGGGGAGCAAACGCTGATGATTCTTTTAGACAGCGTTTACAATTAAGATACCCTTTACGAGCATTAGCAGCAGGGCAGAGCCATCAATTAGAAGTTCATGGTGTAAAACCAAGACATATAATACAGGCTCCCTTAAATATATTTCCTTTTGAATACTTGTATAAATCAGAGATAATTTCAATGATTGCACAAGATAAACCAGAACTATTAGATTTAGTTTGGAGTTGTAGTGGGAAGTATAAAAATGATGATAGATTTGGATATGTACCATGTGGTAAGTGTACTAAATGTCTAGAGTTTAAATTTGCTAAACATACAGCTAATAAAGCGATATTTAAAAAACAAGAAGGGAAGTTATTTTAATGTATGATTGGGAAGAATTTTGGAAAGGAGTATGGGAGTTTTGTAAAAGCAATCCCGGACTTGCTGCTATGTTATTCTTCTCAGGATATTTAGTAGGAGCAATAGTACTCAGATGAGTATTGGAGTATATAATCAAACATATTTTGACAACCACCCTTTAGAAAAAGAAAAAGAAGGCGTCCTATATGGGATAGTGTTAGTAAACAAGAAAACATGGGAACGAGAAACAATAAAAGTAGGAATCGCGAAAGGACGCGATTGGCGCAGCGTCGTCAAAAGAGGTTATGGTTTCACTGGGTACGAAGTAAGAATACAGAGGACTTGGAGCGGAACGATATATGAGGCGTGGCTATTCGAACAGAAGCTTCACAAGGAGTTTCAGAAAGATAGACACAAAACAGAACATAAATTTGGAGGACATACGGAGTGCTTTAAAATGACAAGTAAAATATTAGAAGCATTCCCAAAAAAGCATGAAAAAATGGTATCACATACTGTGGGGGAGTAAGGAAGAAGAAGAACTTGTAAAACAACAAGTAGAAAAGTCTCCTGACCCAGCAGATTTAACAATTGAAAATGCCTATAAGACAAGATGGATATGGTATCATACCATATTAGGACTTCTTATGCTTATGGCAAATATGATAATGTTAGCTATTTTTCTACTATTAGCAATTAAGTTGTGAGATATATAGGAATTAGTGAAGGATTTCATGACGCAGGTATGGCTGTCGTAGATGACGGGCATATAACTTTTGCGACCCATGCTGAGAGACATACTAAAGTAAAAGGTGAAAGGTATGTTCCTAAAGATTTATTAGCCGCATGGCATACTAGAGATACAACTACTATATTCTATGAGAATACAGAGTTGAAGAATAGTAGAAGAATACATTTTGGACAAAAACCTAGTCCTATTTGTTCATCTGATTATGACCTTAGTGTAGGACACCATGAAAGCCATATGGCAGCTGGAATGTATACAGCTCCGTGGGATACTACTAAAGATACTGTTTGTGTAGTAATAGATGCTATCGGAGAATATGATACTGTTACTATTTGGAAAGATGGAAGAAAAGTATCTTATATGAAATACCCTTGGTCATTAGGATTATTCTATAGTGCTATAACGAAGCGTATAGGATTAAAACCTAATGAAGATGAATATATTACAATGGGTATGGCAGCGTATGGAGAACCTTGTATTGATATGTCTGAGGCATTGAATTATAACAATACATATCATAAAGGCATACCAATAAGCAGATGGTTTTGGCACCCAATAGAAGATATTGCTGCAAGTGCACAAGCACAGTTAGAAGTCGAAATATTAGAGATTATGACCAAAGCAAGAGCATACGGAAGTAATCTAGTATATGGAGGCGGAGTAGCTTTAAATTGTGTAGCTAATTCTAAAATTAGACCCATGTTTGATAATATGTGGATATTCCCAAGTCCAGGTGACGCAGGTAGTGCATTAGGCTGTATACTTGCTCATACAAAACAAAGAGTAAAATACTATGATAGCTTTTTGGGAGTGGATTGTAGAAATGAAGAAACAAATCCAAGAGCTATAGTAGAAGAATTATTGTACAATAAAATAGTAGGAGTATGCAATGGAAGAGAAGAATTTGGCCCAAGGGCTCTTGGCAACAGGTCTTTGCTTGCTGATGTTAGGCACAATAGCAAAGACACCGTTAATCGTATTAAAAGACGGCAAAGGTTCCGACCTTTTGCGCCCGCAATCCTCTCGGAATATTATGACGATTACTTTGAAGGGTATGCGAACGAATACATGCAATTCACGGCGAAAGCGAAACACGACTACGACTCAGTCACGCATGTCGACGGCAGCGCAAGAGTTCAGATTGTAAAACCCAATCATAAATCTATATTAAGACCTGTACTAGAAGAATATTATGAGAAAACAGGTATTCCAATGTTATTAAATACAAGTTTAAATATAAAAGGAAAACCAATGGTAAGCGATTGGGAAGACGCAGAAGAATTTGAAAGAGAAACAGGAGTAAAAGTATTTTGATTACAACAGATGAAAAAATATTAAGACAAACTTCAAAAGAGTTTGATGGAACATTTAAAGAACTAGATGAAATAGTTGATAAAATGAAAGAAGCCATGAAAGAAAATAATGGCATAGGTATTGCTGCAATACAAATAGGAATACCTTATAGAATATTTTTAGCAGGAGACCCTGTTGAAATATTTATCAATCCTAAAATTAAACAAAGAAGTCCATATGAAAAAACAGATTTCGAAGCGTGTTTAAGTTGCGAAAATACTCATGTTAGAATAAAAAGACCTTCTTATATTGTAATGGAATATTTTACAGTAGAGAACAACAAAACGATAAAGAAAACTAGAAAATTCAAAGATTTCGATGCTAGAGTTGTTCTACATGAATTTGACCATTTAAACGGATTTTTAATAACAGATAGAGGAAAAGTATTTAAGCCGTGATTTATTGGAATGGTTGTAGTTTTGTACAGGCACATGAAATTAAAGATTTATCAGATTCTTTTGTAAATATTGTATCTGAACATTTTGACCAAGAGTTTTATAGAAATTCAAAAATTGGTGGAAGTAATGATAGAATCTGGAGAGTATCTACAGATGACTGTCTAAGAAAGAAACCTAGTCTAGCTATAATAGTATGGTCAGGTATAAATAGATTTGAATATTTAGGAAAGCGAGATAATACATGGCGCTCTGCTGTGTGGGTTGACCACAAAATGAATTATAATACTTTAGAATTGAGTCCCGACTCTGAAGTATATTTCCACCACACTTTAAAAAGACCCGAGTGGGAAGCACTAAATGGATATGCAACTAAAGTTAGATATGCGACATATAATTTAATTTATACTTTACATTATATGATAAGTTTAAAGTACTTCTTTGAAGCACAAAAGATTCCTTATCTATTTTATAATATGTCTGATGGTCAGTATGGAAAATTACTAGACAGATTAGATGAAGCAAGACGAGAAGGAGCTAATATAGAATGGGACACGGCACATATGACAAAAGATGATTATATTAGGGAATTACCTCATATGAAAGAAGAAGCATTTTACGATATGTGCAAAAGACAGAAGGTGCCATTTGGACCAAAAGACCACCCTTTGGAGGAAGGTCATAGGATTATGGCACAACGAATAATAGAAGATATTTATAAATATGAATTGGATAAGAAGATTAATTAAAAAAATTAAAGCACTTTGGTGGCATTTACGAAATAAAGATAAATACATCGAAGATACCCACATCTATGAGGACTAGTCAAAAATTGATGAGTCTTTTTTGGTGAGGAATCAAGAAATAGTTCTTGACAAATGGTTAAAAATTATATATAATATATTATATATTTAAGAGAGAAGAAGAAATTGAAACAGATTGAATTTCCAACTACTTGCCCAGCTTGTAGTTCTGAGTTAGAATTAGTGAGGGAGCAACTATTTTGCAGAAATCCTAATTGTCCAGCTCAATGGAATAAGAAATTAGAATCATTTGCTTCGGTTCTTAAGATAAAAGGTCTTGGACCAGCAACCATTAACAAGTTGCAAATCGAAGACTACCACGAATTATATGAACTAACTGTTGAAGATATTGAAGATAGAATAGGTTCATTGAAAATGGCAGAGAAGTTATTCAACGAAATACAGAAATCAAGAAATGCCAAAGTAGTAGACTTACTACCCGCTTTCTCGATACCACTTATTGGTCGGTCAGCTTCTCAAAAGTTATGCAATAATATATCCGACATTGAAGATATAAGCGAGAAAAGTTGTACTGAAGCGGGAATCGGACCAAAGGCTACTGCTTCATTGATAAACTGGCTATTTGATGAATACTATCAGAACAATTACAAAGACACACTACCTTTCGATTGGAAAAACAAAATTATTAAGAAACAAGAGGTCACTGGTGTTGTTTGTATTACAGGAAAGTTGAAAAACTATCCTACTAAAGCCTTCGCAGAGAAAGTATTAAACAAATATGGTTATGTGGTAAAGAATAGTCTGACTAAAGACTGCAATTATTTAGTAAATGAGAGTGGGATTGAGTCAGCCAAAACACAAACAGCTCGTGACCGAGGTGTTATTATAGTAAATAATTTAAAGAAATTTTTAGAGGAATAAAAAATGGCATTACCAAAATGGACAGACGAAAGAACTTCAGCATTGGAGAACTTCGTCGGTGACGAAAGCCCTGTATCACAGGCAACTGTTGCTAGCGCAGCAGAAGAACTAGAAACTTCTGTAAGAAGTGTTAGTTCAAAACTCAGAAAAATGGGTTATGATGTAGAACTTGCTTCAGCATCAGCTACTAAGTCTTTCACAGACGAGCAAGAAGCTACATTAAGAAACTTTGTAACTGACAACTCTGGAAGTTACACATATGCAGAAATCGCTTCAAATTTTGAAGGCGGACATTTCTCAGCTAAATCTATTCAAGGTAAGATTCTTTCTATGCAACTTACAGAGCATGTTAAACCAGCTCCTAAAGTTGAAACAGTTAAGTCTTACAACGAAGATGAAGAAGCACAATTTGTTAACCTAGTTAACGATGGCGCTTTCATCGAAGATATAGCTGAAGCACTTGGCAGAAGCGTTAACTCAATCAGAGGTAAAGCACTTTCTCTTTTAAGAGCAGGTGAAATCAACGCTATACCTAAGCAAAAAGAAACCAAAGGTTCAAGCAAAGCTGACCCTTTAGCAGGTGTTGAAATTGACGACATGACTGTTGAAGAAATTGCTGATGAAATTGGCAAAACTGTAAGAGGCGTTAAAACAATGTTGACCAGAAGAGGTCTACAATGTGCTGACTACAATGGCGCTGCTAGAAAAGAAATCGGTTAATGATTTAAACTTTGGGCGAGTAGACTAATTTAGTCTCTCGCCTTTTTGTTTTGGGAGAGATTATTGACTTTAGAGAGTGCATTACTTAAGCAAATACTTTCACACGCAGATTTCCAAACATGGAATGGATTAAAACAGCACTATTTCCCAGAAGGTGAGTACCGAAAACTTTGGAAAATAGTCGACAAGCATGTGCATAAGTATCATGACTTACCTTCATTTGAAGATTTAAAACTAGAGGTTCGTTCTAGAGAACTTCAGGAGAAGGTGTATGCTATCGAAACAGTTGAAACAGATGTACCAGCGTATATCCTCCTCGACTACCTTAAGAATCAATTCACACAATCTGAAATACTAGAAAGAGTCGAAGACTTCGTAGAAAATCAGGTAGCAATATCTGATGCTAGAGAAAATATCGACCTTCTACAAGAGATTGTTGTGCAAGTAGAAGATAGGGTTGAAACAGCTGAGGATAACGAAAGTATGGAATCTATTGAATTGTTTGATAGTGAAGAAGATTTGCAGAAGTTTTTACCACTCGGTCTAAATCAAGAGTACGATTTAGACTACACATTCTCTCCCAAAGACTTGGTCGTTGTTGGTGGACAACGAGGCGGCGGTAAATCATTTACATGCTGCAACATAGCAGAGGCGGCTCATCAAAAAGATAAATCAGTATTGTATTTTACTATTGAGATGGACGCCAGACAAATTCTACAAAGAGTTTGTGCATTATCCACAGGCGTGCCTACTAATCGTATTAAAACTAGAAACCTATCTCCGTTGGAGTGGGAGAAAGTTGCGACTTGGTGGGCAGACCGTTTTGAAGAGGGTAACGAATCCTTAGACAACTTTAAGGGACACAGAGATTTCGATAGGTTTCATTATGAACTTACAAGAAATCCACTAGCCGATAAACCACAGATAGATGTGTTTTATGACCCTGCTCTTACATTGGCTAAAATCATTAGTGTTGTAAGACAGAAACAGGCGCAATTGCCAGATTTAGGGCTAGTTATAGTAGATTACCTAAACCAAGTTAGACGCCACAACGCCCCAGGTCGCTCAGGTCAATACGATTGGACTGAGCAAATTGAGATATCAAAAGGTCTCAAATCACTCGCACAAGAGAGCAAAGTTCTTGTTCTCTCAGCTTTCCAAACTAATGAAAAAGGCGAAGCAAGGTTCTCGAAAGGGATTCTTGACGCTGTTGATGCTGCGTATAGTTTACAGCATTGGGGTGACGCTGAACAATGCATTAAGTTTAAGTGCGATAAAATGAGAAATGGGAAGGCAGAGAGTTTCACTTCAGAAATGAATTGGGACACATTAAAAATCGGTCCACATTCCGCGTTAGACCCCGATGAAAAAGCAGAATTAAAAGAGACCATGACAACGGGGGAGGATTATAGCGATTTATGATATTATACACAGAAAAACAATTATTAGTGGCTTACAGCATTTATATTGCTGAAATAAGGGAAAATAAAGATTTACCTATGACAGAGCCAACACTAGAAGAATTTAGGGATATATACGAAGCAGAGATGGAGCTTAGGTACAATCCACCAGAGGAGATACACTAATGGCAGACGATAGAGTCAGTAGAGAAACGGCGGAATTAGTACCGCTACCAGGACATACATGGTATGTCAGAAAAATAGGTTGGTTATTAAATCAACCAAAGGTACAAGAAAATATAGCATCAGTACCTATAAATGAAAAATTAAAAGAGAGTTTAGAGAAGCATGGAGTAAAATCTCCCATACTCACCATGCCTAACTGGTATCCCATTGCAGGGTCTCAAAGACTGAGGTGCCTGCAAGAGATACCAGCCCTTTGGGAAAAGGAATTAAGAGTTTGCAAATTTGATAAAGAATGGTGGCTCTTATATTATCTTTGGGGAGATACAGAATTTAGAAATAAAGCAGTAGCAGTATGGTTTCAAATGGCAGAGCTAATTTGGAAATCCATGTACTACCAAGATGATACAGACCCTGATGGAGTAGAGATGCGATTATTCGAAAGAATTGGGGACGAACTAGAATGGAAACATAAGCAACAACTACCAAAGGATTAATAGTGAAATTTATTAAGTGCCATGTAAATGGGCAGAATCTTGTCATATCACGAGACAAGTTTGATTTTAAACAATGGGAGCATAGTAAGTCAATTAACTATGACCAATGGATTACAATCAATGGTAAAGGAGAAATGAAATTCATCAACAAAGATGGAAGTAAAGCAGACAATTGTTTTAATGGAACAATGGCAGCTAAGTACTTTTATGATGATATTAAACCTGTAGCCCCAATAGTATCAGCATATAAAACAAGAGAATATATGATGCTAGAAGTAAAAAGACCTAAAGATACTGGTACATATATTGATTGTGGTTGTAAACATCAAGTGTCACATAATATGGCACTTGGGGATAACCCACATATAAATCAAACAAGAGTAATAGGCAAAGTGTTTCATAATAAAATAAGTATTATAACACACGAAAGAGGAGTAGGAAAAGTTTTAAGTTGCGGTTCAGCAGCAGTAGCCACCGCAGAGTATCTTTATAATAATGGCGAATTCAAAGGAGATGTTATTAAGATAGAGTCAGAAGGAGGATATCACATGATTAGAATATCCCCCAATTATATGGAAGTAAGTGCTATTGTGAAAAAAGTTTATGAAGGAGAATGGTAAATGTTTATATTTGCAAATGCTAAAGACAAAAATGGAAAATTACATTATTTTGTAGCAGAGGACTATGGTGATATACTTAATCACTGTTGGAAAGAAGACCCTAGAGATGATTTAGAAATACTAGGATACCCTGAGAATGTGGCTCCTTTTATGGCGATTCATCATTATGAGTGGGTAGGAACAGGTAGAAGACCAGCTCAGCTACAAGAATCTAAACCATTTAATTATAGTGACCCAAGTTGGACACCCCCAGAAAAATGGTAAAATTTAGTATAAACACATTCGATGGAATAATCGTTAAAAATAACGAAGATTACTTAGTAAAAGACAACACAAAATTAAAGAACTTAGTAGTAAGTAGTACCTTACTACACCCTTTTAGAAAAACAAGAGGACATAGCCATGAAGGACAAGAAGAAGTTTATTATTTTACACATGGTAGTGGTAAAATGATAATAGATGAACAAGAATTCAATGTATCAGCTGGTGATATGGTGTTAATTGAAGATAACGAATATCATAGAGTATTAAATGACACCGCTGATTATTTGCAGTTCTTTTGCGTTTTTAATGGAAATAGGAAAAATAGTTC